CGAAAACAAAGGAAGACGTTGTACGAATGTTTCCTTTGACATTCGACAACTGGAGATGGAGATATTCGCCAGGTGCTGAAGCGTTCGCAAGAAAGATATGGCATACAGCCTGGAAATGAGGTATATATGCAACGAATAGGTAGTATAGTTAAACAATTAAATAAAAGGAGGAATATGGAAAATCTAGAAACATTTGAATGCTCACATAAGAAATCATTTGCATCAAGAGATGGTGGCGGTAAATATAGTATTTACGTTACCAAAGATGATGGTAATGATATGACTATTTATGGTGAAGCAGTAGGTGCTGAAGGTTGGCAGAAAGGTGCAAGATTAAAAATCATTGCAATGCCTGCAAGACAAAGCAAGAATGGTAAATGGTATCAAACTGCAAAGTCAGTTGAGTTACTAGGTGGCGAAGTTGCTGCTAGTGTACCTGTACCAAATGCTGTTCAAGCTGCACCAATTAAATCTGGTCAATGGGAAGAAAAATATAGATTGACTATGAGTAATTTAATGGCTGCATCAATTCAATCAGGTAAAGAAATTGATTTTACTAAAGTAGATGGATATGTAAGAAAGATATTATCTGCTAAAGAAAATCCTGATGAATTTAACGATCAGTTTTAAACCGAATTGCTATGCTGACGAATCATCTCCCTCTTAAGCATAGCGTGGCGAGTGGGTTCAACATAGAACAAATGTATAAATATAAATGAGCCCACTTTGTCATTTAATAAAAGGAATATATGATAGAATTATTAATGCTATTAATAGCACCCAGCGAAATCAATCCACAAAAGTTAGGAATGAAATATGTTCTGAAACAACAATTTGTGGATTATCAAACTTGCGAAGAATATGTAGTAAAAAATACATATAGTAAACCAGGTGAACAAAAATATGAAGGAGTATTTTATAAGATTGATAATAAAGAATATAAAGTATTTTTAACGTATTGTAAAAAAGTAGGTGAAAAATGATAACAGAAGAACGATTAGAGAAAGCTCTAAAATATCTAAGTGATACTGATGAACAGAGTGCAGAAGCTAATGCTAATGTAAAGTATCTAGATAGATTATTAAAGAGAAAGAAAGCATTATTTATAATGGATGATAGAGAATTAAAATCTATATCTGCTAAAGAGCAAGGCTTTTATGCTTCAGATATTTATAAGAATGCTGTTGAAGAATTATTCCAGGCTGAAGTTAAGTCAGCTACAATGGGTAATAAAAGAGATAAAGAAGGTCTAATTATAGATCTCTTTAGAACTTTAGAAGCTAGTAGAAGACAACATAATATATGATTTATAAGTTTAAAGTATGGGTATGGTTACCTCAAACAACAGAAATATATTTATCTGCTGAAGATGATGACCATGCCTTATCTAACTTTAAAAAATTAAACCTAAGTGAATTTAAATTTCGTGATGATGGCATGAGAAAATCAAGAGTAACTTATGAGGTTGTAAAAGATGTTGAGGTTAAAGACACTACCCACAGAACAGTCGACAGATTTAGAGAAGAGTCCTGAACATATACTGTGGACAGCGGTAATTGCTCAAGCAGTTAGAGATGCGACTTACGAAGGTATTAGAAAAGGATATGTTGATTGTAAACATAAAGCACTTACTTGGCTTTCCAAAAAGTCTAAAGATTTTAAAATAGTATTTAGAATGGCTAATATAGATCCAGATTATGCTTATACTAAAATACAGATTGCTTTAAAGAATAAAGAGTATATTATGACTGATGAGCAGCTTAAACTTTTACATGATAAAAGAACTCCTGCTCAAATTAAATATGAAAAAAAAGGTTTCAAACTCAAGTTCTAGTTATGATCAACAGGTAGGTGGATCTTATTATTTAAAATATAAGATTCAGCCTAGTAAATTTGTTGTAGAAAATAAGTTATTATTTCCTGAAGGATCAGCTATTAAGTATATCATTAGACACCAAGATAAAGGTGGTAAGAAAGACTTACTTAAAGCTATACACTTTATTGAAATGATTATTGAAAGAGACTATACTAATGAACCTAAAGAATCCTGGGTAGAAGGATATAGAAAGTGGAAACGTGGCACATTATAGTAAATTAAATAAAGAGAATAAAGAACTTAAAATTTATAGACCTTTTGGTCCATCCATAGGTCATTGTAAATTACCTCAAGAACTGATTGATGATTTTAATAAAGATTGTGATAACATTGTTGCTGATAAAGAGAAAAGTAAATTACATGATTTCTCTGATGATCTAGTCGGTAATGTTAAACAAGAGTTAATTATTAGTCCTGAAGTATTTGAAAAATGGGCTCCCTATTTTCAAAAATTAGTTAGTGCTTATATTGAAGCACATCCAGATAATTCTAAAGAACTTCAAAAAATAGTATTTAAATCGGGTTGGTATGTAAGAACCTTTGCAGGTGATTTTAATCCCTTACATTACCATACGAATTGTCATATGTCTTGTGTAGGGTATCTATCTTTACCTAAAGGTATTAAAGAAGAATGGGATAAAGAAGATCTAGATCATTATCCAACTGCTGGTGGTATTGAAATGCAGTATGGACAAGTCCAATTATTTTCAACTAATACAGTAAGAATCCGCCCAAAGGTTGGAGATTATTATCTCTTTCCCTGGTGGATGTATCATATGGTTTATCCTTTTAGAACAAAAGGAGAACGTAGATCTTTTAGTTTTAATGTATTCGGTGAACCTAGAAAAGAAAAAAAACCTAAATCCAAACTAATACTCTAACTTATACTTCTTCCTATTATATTTCGTATTATCTTTAAAGCGTTTATGTTTGTATTTAGGTAAACTTCTAGCGACTGGATTCCTAGTCGTCATCTTCTTCTGTGTTTTTTGATCTGATTTTCCCAAAAATAATCTTATAATTAAATTTTACACTATCTTCAAATTTACCCTCAGTTGCTAATGGTTTACCAGTAACACCTATTGAGTGTCTTGTGTTTTCACAAGCTACTAAAAATAAACTTAAAAATAAAAATGTAATTAAATACCTCATCTCCTCCTACTATACCATCTACGTTTTTTAAGAAAGTAATTGTATTGGTTATTTATTCTTCTTCTTTTTCTTCTTATTTGGTTTGAATTTATTAATTTTGTTTTCAATGTTAGAAATTTTCTCTTTAACTAAAACCATATCATTGCTTAATTTAAAAGTCTGACTTAAATTCCAGCCTCCCAATGCAAGAAGAATAGCTAACAATGCTGTTACTATTTTATTGTCCATTAAATACACTCCATTGTATGAATATAAAACAATCCAAGAATAGATATAACAATAGCAGCTCTATAAATATAAAGCCATTTACTATTACATTTACAATTTGTACATGTGTTCATTAATATTTATCTTCTAATATTTTAAGTATCTTTTTTTCACCCATATAAATTTCTGTTTTTGCAGTTACTTTACCACAGGCAAATCTGACATTTTCAGGATTAACTTCTCTAGAAGCAATCCTTTTAGATTTTAAACAATCAGACATACTTTTTTTATAAGTGTGTTCAATAATTCCACCTTGATAAAACATACATAGGGCGATCACCGTTTCGACCATTAATGTGCTCCATTTCCATTAGCAAAGGATCTTTGCTTATCTTTTAATTTTTCTACATCAGATTGCAGTTTATTAACTGATTTTTCTAATGCTTTAATATTAATTTTATTATGCATCATGTCATCAACTCTTCTAATTAATTTTTCTTGAGAAGAAGTAATCATTTCCAACAACATGAATTGCTCTTGGTCTATGGGTTTTTGAGTACTTGCTTCAAGTAAATCTTGTTCCATTAATTGTTTAGAAGTCTCTAAAGATGTAAGTCTACTTGTAATATCTGCCCATGCCCACACACCCATAGCAACTGCAAAAATAATTCCAATCATATTTTTGATTGGCATAGCCACACTTGTTGATTCACTTATTTTCATATCCAGTTTATTACCTTAAATACTAAGTAGAGTGTTATAAATACAAACATTCCTGTCATTTGTATATCGTAAGGAAAATTTGTCATTTACGAAACATCGGTAAGGATGCTCCTGAGTTATGATAACATTTTAAACAAGCTCTAGATTTATCTGCAAAAACTACAAAAGGATCAGAACTAACCATGTCTTTATGACACCATTTACATTTACCTACATCATAGGTTCTATTTTGAGGTTTTTTCCATACCTTTTTTTGCATTTAATTCTTCATTCGCTTTGTCTAAATCTTCTGTTACGTATTCTAACTTTTGTAAAGTTCTTTTAAGAGCCGAATCTTTAGCCTTAGCAGCATCCGTAAGCTCATTGAGCTGCTCTTTAAGAACCCGTACTTGTTCTTTGTATTCGTTTATAATTTCTTGATAGTCTGCTTTTTCTGTCATTTTTTAGGTAATTTAGGTCCACCACTACGAAAGATTTGTGTACCTTTAATACCAAAAATTGATGCAACAACTAAAATCCACAAATTAGTAAACCATGAAGGGAGTGCTTGAAAATGATCAAAGAATATTTGTATCTTTTCCATAGCTTGCGGATCGTCTGACCACACCCCGTAAGCGAGTACCAAAATCGGAAGCGTTAAAATAATCAAGACTACTTCGTCTTTATAATCATTTTGACGAGCTTCTAATAGCTTACCATTATATTCAATCTCACCCCGTGCTTGCTTTTCAGCAGTCAATAGGGCAGCGTCAGACATCGCTTGTTTAGTGCGTTGCTTATTTGCATAGACTTTAGCTCCCGTTTGGAGAGCCATTTTTGCTAGTCCTAACCACATATATTACTTCCTTTTAAAAGTGTATATTTTACCTGTTCTTCCACCAACGTGACGAATAACTTTTCGTCTTTTGTAGAATCTATCCCAAGCCCATTGATGTAATCTATCTCCAACATACATTAAGTAGCGGAGGATTTTGTTGGAAATCCCTCCCATGCTTTATACATTCCTTCCACTAAGTGTTCATCTGTATATGGCTGCTTGCCATTTTCCATTTGAATGATGGATTTAACTAAAGGTAAATAGTGTTCAATACTATTATCTAGTTGATCCATCGGATTGAAACCTGTCTTGTTACAGACAAAGTCTATATAAGCGTCAGTATCATTTTCACTAGGAGGAGCCCATCTTCCGATAATATCCTCTACATTATTTTTTTTATGATGAAAACGATAGACTAAGAGTATTCTCATTAAAGCTCGAATACCCCAAACAGCTTCCTTAAAAACACAAAAAGTTGGATCTGATTGTTCATCAGCCAACCCATCCCAGTCAGTACCTATTTTAATATTGCCTGGATTCTTGTTTCTAATTCCTCTCGGTAATTTTTCTATTCCATCTGCCATTGTCTTTTAATACCATTGGGATCAATTTCGGTAGTCCGTTAATGATCACAGCGGTTCCTATTACTGGTCTAGTCTTTTGAAGTTTATTATATTCAAAAGCTAAACTTTTCATGTTTATTAAACATCCAGTTTGCATAGCCCAGAGTAATTCATTTGGATTACTCCAGTAATGTATACTGAATGTAGTATGGTAATGTCCTTGGACAGTACACATACCATATTGTTGTGCTACCTTTAGCACATCTTTATATTTACCATGGCAGAAGTAAATTTTTTGTCCGTTGGATGCTTTGATGATTAAGTCCTCATGCCAAGTCCAACCTGGTCCCACACCTAACATATCATTATATGATTTAAAAAGTTCGTGTGGTATTCCGTGTCTTGTTGCTTTCCTAAATACTAGACTTCCATGATTGGAATCCAATAAATGCATTTTAGGAAACATACTATGTAACTCTTGGAAGAATACTTTAGCTTCCGTAAGTTCATCTTTAGGTGCACGTAATCCTGGATGATGGTCATGAAAAGAAATACTGTGCCAGTCTAATTCATCTCCCATATTCACAATACAATCGGGTTTGTATTCTTTCTTGAGTGCAGCCAGAAAGTCAAGTGTATCTGGATGATGATATGGAGAGTGTTGATCGCTA